GGTCGCGGGTGATGTTGAGGTCGTCGAGTCCAATCGTCGAAGCCTGCGACAATTGCGGGTTGCCAGCGCCACGACGCTCCCCCCGCTCCGCCGTCACGCGCAGCATCTCGCCCGCGCGGCGTTCGGCACGCACCTTGATCTCCGTCGCCCACGCGATCAGGTCGGTGTCCTTCGCCTGCCGCGCGTAGGCCGCCAGCGCCTGCGCCTTGTCGCGGATGTCCTTCACCTCGTCCACGCGGTGTGCTTCTGCCAACGCCTGCCGCGCCGTTTCGTAGCGGACGAGTTGCACTATTCCCCCTCGGCTGCGTAGATGCGGATGGAGCCGCCCCCGGCAAGGAGGTCGGCCCAGTCCTGGTTGTGGATCGCCCAGACCATCTGGACGCGGTAGCGTTCGTCGGTGACGGGCACGCGGACAGGCAGCGGCGCGGGAACGACCGCCGCCTGTCCGCCCGGGGTTGCCGGGGCGCCCGGCCGTTTCGCCGCAGCGGGGAGTGGTGCCGCGGGACGGCTGCCGTGGTTTTTGCTGACAGGGGCACTCACGGCTGATCCCCCTTCACCGCGGCGACCGCTCGGGCCGCGGCGAAACGAACGAGCGCCGCCGCGCGCGCGAGGCGCGAGGGGCGCGGCACACCCGGCAGGCGGGCGTGGGCGGGCAGGGCACGCACGGCACGCTGTTGCGCGCCGTAGTCGCCGGTGTAGGCCGCGCCGATGCGGACGCGGGTGCGCAGGCCCTGGGTCATGCGCGCCGCCGGTGAATGGCGTCGATGTCGACCTCGATCACGGGGAGGTCCTCGGGCATCTGCGGCAGCCCCACGACGCCGCGCAGGGCGTTGGCGAGCTCGACGTCGCCGCTGAAGATGCCGGCCATGAAGCTGACCAGGAGCATCGCGCGGTGGTTGCGCAGCTCGCTGCTGTCGCCGTCGCGCAGGGCGTACTCGCGCGCGGCGGCCAGCACCACCTTGCGCGCCACGGGGTCGAGCGTGCTCATGCCGCCCTCGGCGCCGTGGGCTGGGTGGCGGCGGCGTGCTTCACCGCGGTGAGCAGCGCGGCGGGCGAGCTGCGTTTGCACAGCCGCGCCTTCTGGCCGTCGGCGAGCTTGCGGTACAGCACCCAGACGGTGACGCGCGAGCCGTCGCGGCGCATGTCGAGCGTCTCCGCGAAGAAGAGGTTGTGCTCGTCGGCGATCGCGCGGGCGATGGCGAGCGACTGCGCGGCGGTGCGGAAGGGGCCGCTCATTGCGGCGCCACCCAGGTGCGCGCGACGTCGTCCCACTGCTGGCCGTCGCCCAGGCGCGTGATGTCGGGCCGCACGCCGGTGCGCTGCTGGGCAGCGCGGGCGGCGGCGTGGGCGGCGGCTTCGGTGGGCACGACGAGGGCCGGGAGCCGCTGGTAGCCCATGAGCGCCTCGTAGGCGTAGGCGGTGACTTCGTACCCGGCGCGCTTCACAGCACCGCTCCCGCCGCGATGCGCTCCACGACCTGCCCAAGCAGGAAGAGAAACCCGACGAACGCGAGGAGGTTCCACGCCGCGCTGAGGATGAGCGCGGTGAGGAGGCTCCAGCTCAGGCCGTCGAGCAGGCGGGAGGGGTGGCGGCGCTCGGTGTCGGTGTCGGCGGCAAGGAGGGCTTCCTTGTCACGCCGGGCGTGATCGAGAGAAAAGACCCGGGCGACCGGGTCGGGAGCGAGAAACGGGTCGTGCGGCTTGCGGGTGAGCATGGCGCCTCCGTCGGGGTGACGGAGGCAGTAAACACCAGCCTTACTGCATTGTCAAGCGAATGTTTACTTCACGGGTCGCGCGTGGTCATGTCCTGCTTGATGCGCTCGATCATGGTGGTGTACGCCGCGGCCTTCTCGCCGGCGAGCAGCGTGTTGGGCGCGCGGTCGATCTGGTAGAGCACGAAGTCCAGCGTGCCCTGCTTCTGCTCGTCGGGCAGGCCGGTGATGACCTCCCCGATCTGAGCGCTGGAGGTGTCCAGGCCCACGAGCCAATCCAGCGAGCATTTCAGGGCGCGCGCCACGCGGATGGTGTTGGCGAGCGTCAGGCTGCCGCGCTGCAGCCCCTGGCCGAGCGCCTGCTTGCTGATGCCGACCTGCTCGGCCAGCCATTCCTGCGTCCGGCCGATGCGCTTGAGCGCTTCGAGCACCCGGTCGTGATGGATTCCGTCTTCAACCATGGGCACATCGTGCAACCCTGTGTTGACCGGCGGAAGCAAGCCCCGCTTGACTCTTAGGTAAATACAGAGTTTACTTGAGGGATGCAACAGACTCCCCTGGACCGTGCGATCGAGGCGGTCGGCAGCGCCAAGGCGCTGGCCGATGCGCTGGGCGTGACCAAGCAGGCGATCACCGGGTGGCGCCAGCGCGGGGTGCCGCCCGAGCGCGTGCTCGCCGTGGAGCGCCTGACCGGCGGGGCCGTCACGCGCCACGAGCTGCGCCCGGATGTGTTCGGCATGCCTCATGAGACACCGACCAATGTCTGAGCACCGCACGCCCGACAAGCTCACCGCCGAGCTGCCCAAGATCCGCGTGAGCGAGCAGATGGAGCTCGACATCATGCGCGCGGCCGCCGCGGACGAGCGCTCGGTCTCCGACCTGGTGCGGGTGATCCTCGCCGCGTGGCTGTATGGGCATGCGAGAAAGCTACCCGATGCCGACGGGCCGTGATCCGCAATCGTGCACCCCAATGGAGTGCACGATTGTTTCGTCAGGCGGGCCGGCGGGTTACCGCGCCGGGGCGGGCGTGAGCGAGCGGCCGCAGTGTTTGCACACCCGCGCCTCGCGCCGGACGAGCTCGGCGCAGTCGGGGCAGCGCACGTGCGTGTCGGCCGAGGGCGCTTCCGGGTCGAGCTTGGGCAGCACGAGCAGGATGAGCAGGACCAGGGGCGAGAGGAGGAGGGTGAGGAACGCCCAGCCCGCCTCGGAGCGGCCCTTGGTGCCGGCGATGACGACCGCCAGCAGCGCGGCGATGACCCAGATGATGAGGAGCTCCACGGGCGCCCTCCGTTGCGGATGTCTCGCCAAGCGTAGCACCGCGCCGCTCGCGTAGTGACCACCCGTGTGCGCTCCGACTGGTTACCGGTCCTGCCTGTCCCCGACACGGCGCCGGCCGCGGCGTTCACGCATCCGGTGCGCGGGGCGCCCCGGCGCATCTTCGATTACCGCGACGAGCAGGGGCGCCTGCTCGGCCATGTCTGCACGTTCGGCACGTCCGCCGGCGGGGAGACGCAGCTCACGCGCACCTGGTGCCGCAACGGCCAGGGCGAGCACGCGTGGCGCTGGATGGTGTTCCCCAAGTTCCGGCCGCTTTACGGGCTCGATCGCCTCGGCGCGCAGCCGGAGGCCTCAGTGCTCATCGTGTTCGACGAGGCGTGCGCGGATCTCGCGCAGCACGGCTTCGACGAGTGGGTGGTGGTGTCCTGGCCGGGCGGCATCCGCAAGGTGGACGAGGTGGACTGGTCGGTGCTGCGCGATCGCGTGGTGGCGATCTGGCCCGACCACGGCGCGGAGCGCACCCGCGTGCAGGGCGGCGATCCGGCCGCCGGCGCGATCAAGCCCAAGGGGGCGCAGCCCAACTATCGCGCGGCCTTCCGCATCGCGGAGATCTCGCGCGGGTTTCGCGCGGTGCCGTTCAGCGTGGTGGATGCTGCCGTCGAGGAGTTGCCCCACGGCTGGAACATCGCGCGCGCGCTGGAGGACGGCTGGACGTTCGAGCGTCTGCGCGAGTGGATGTTCGCGCACCTTGGCCAGGCGCATAAACCGGTGGCTGCGCCCGGCCCTGCGCCCGCAGTGGCCGAGGAGCCGTGGAGCCACACCCTCATCCGCAAGGACGGCCACGGGCCGATCCTCCCCGAGCTGCACAACGTGATCCAGATCCTCAGCCAGCACAAGCAGTGGCGCGGCGTGATCTGGGAGGACTCGTTCGCGCACGCCGTTAAGAAGGGCAAGCCGCCGCCGTTCGAGGGCGGCCGCGTGGGCGAGTGGACCGACACGGACGATTCGTTCACGCACGCCTGGCTGTCCTCACGGACCGGCGTGCTGAAGCTTAGGACCTCGCTGGTGGCCGAGGCCGTCCAGGCGGTGGCGAAGCTCAACGCCCGCAATCCGCTGGTCGAGTTCCTCACGGGCCTCAAGTGGGATGGCAAGCCGCGGCTCGATCGCTGGCTGCTCACGTACTGCGGCGCCGGCGAGGCCGTCACGCCCGAGGACACCGCCGCCGACATCGCGGCCAAGGAAGCCTACTACCTCGCCGTCGGCCGCATGTGGCTCATGGGCGCGGTCAAGCGCGCGCTCTCGCCCGGCGTGAAGTTCGACTATGTGCTGATCCTCGAAGGCCTCGGCGGCCTGGGCAAGTCGTCCGCCATCAGCGTGCTCGGCGGCGAGTGGGCGATGGATACGCCGTTCTCGCTCTCGCAGAAGGAGGGCTGGGAGGCGTTGCGCGGCAAGTGGATCGCGGAGATCGCCGAGCTCGACTCGTTCAATAAAGTTGAGTCGACCACCGCCAAGACGTTCTTCAGCCGCACGTCGGACCGTTACCGATTGCCCTACGGCAAGCGGAGCCAGGATTTCGCGCGGTCGTGCGCGTTCGCCGGCACGACCAACGAGCACGAGTACTTCCGCGACACCACCGGCAACCGGCGCTACTGGCCGGTGCACTGTCACCGCGCGGGGTTCGACCTCGAAGGCCTGCGGCGCGATCGCGACCAGCTCCTCGCCGAGGCCGTCCACCGCGTCAAGGCGGGCGAGCGTTTCTTCCCCACGCCGGAGGAGGAGCTGCTCTGCCAGGCGCAGCAGGAACGGCGCGAGATCGCCGACCCGTGGCTGGCCGTCATCGAAGGCTACCTCCACCGCGAGGCCGCCGACATGGGCGTTCGATCGCGCGCCGAGATCGCCAACCAGGCCGCCGAGGACGCGCGCGCCGGCCGGCTGCCTGAAAGCCGTCGGACCGAGCTGCTCACCATGCGCGAGCTGCTCGCCGAGGCCCTGAAGATCCCGAGAGACCGCCTCGACGAGCGGGCCATGGCCACGCGCGTGGGGCGCTGTCTGCGCAAGTTGGGTTGGGTCAAGCGCGAGGTGCGCGGAAGCCCGGAGCGATTCTTCTACGAGAAAGGGGGCCAGACCGATGAGTAAGCCCCTCGCAGGAATCCCCTGGTGCGTGCCCCCGAGGTATGGACAGTGCGCGGAGGTATGGACAGAAAACGCCTTGCAAATCAAGGGCTGTCCATACCTCCATACCTTCCACACTGGTTTTCCACGCGCGCATACGTGCGCGCACGCGCGTAGACGTAGCGTTTCGCCTTGACGTAGGCCGAAAAAGAATCGTGTTTTCACAAATCAGGTATGGAAGGTATGGAGGTATGGAAGGTGTCTGATTCGAAAGGGCGTTTTCTTCCACACCTGCTTCCACACCTAGACTGAGGTATGGAAGCGTGATCGAGCACATCAACAACCGCCTCCTCGACTGGGTGCACTGGCGAGCCGCCATGCTCCAGCGGGCCTACAGCTACCGCTCCCCCCTCGCAGACATCCGTGATGCCCGGGGCTTCATCATCGGCGGGGCACGGGGCACCGGGTCACGCACGGGCCACGCCTCCACCGGCATGGCCGTCGACCACATCGAGCTCGAGCAGGGCGTGCGAGCGTTGCCCGCTGATCTGCAGCGCGTGGTCCTGCTCGTGTACGGCGGCGTCGCCACGTTCGCCGAACTCGACCGCACCCTGCGCGACGAGAGCAGGCGCCAGGCCGCGCGCCTCACCACGGAGCGCACCTGCCAGCTCTGCGGATGCGCCAAATCCACGCTGTTCGCCCGTCTGCACAGCGCCCACGTGCGCCTCATGGAGCACCTCAACGACCTGGAGGCCAACCGAAAAGGCTTGACACGCCGCCCGCGCGCCGGACAAAATCACCCCAATTCCGCTAAGGGGGCGAAAGTTGTCACCAGCGCGTAACCACCTCCAGGCCCGCCCCGCGCGGGCCTTCGCATTTGCACCCGCCGGCGCTCGCCAGCCGCCCGTTCACGGGTCCTTCCCAGCCCTAAACGTATGCGGATCAAAAGGCCGCGTTTTGCGACCAGTTGCGGGGGGGTGTAGGGGTAAGGTGCAGGGGCGGGGCTCGGGGGTGAGATGAGCATCGTCGAGCGGAGTATCGGGGAGGCGGCCGGGCGTAAGGTGGACCAGGCCGAGCTGGCGGAGATCTTCGGCGTGGCGCCGAAGACGATCTGGGAGTGGCAGGCCGAGGGTTTGCCCTTCGAGCCGCGCGCGGCGACGGGCGCCGAGCACCTCTTCGACACGGCGAAGGCGCTGACCTGGTTGCTGCGCCGTGAGGTGAACAAGGCCGCCGGCGGCGAGACGCAGAAGGATCGGCTGGCGCGCGTGCAGGCCGATCGCATCGAGCTCGAGATCGCCGAGAAGCGCGGCCAGCTGGTGCCCTTCGCGGAGATCGAGCCGCAGTGGGGCCGCGTCGTGGACGCGATCCGCACCGAGCTGCTGATGCTGCCCGACCGCACCGAGCTCGACCTCGACGAGGTGAAACGCGACGTGCTGCGCGAGGTGGTCGAGGGCGTCCTGAGAAACCTGAGCGTCTATGACCCCACTGCAGAGCCTGACCCGGAGGGTGATGCGCCGCTTCGCACCTCCGGTGCGGATGACGGTGGCGGAGTGGGCGGAGTCGCGGCGCTACCTGTCCAGCCTGTCGGCGAAGCCCGGTAAGTTCTCGCTGACGCTCACGCCCTGGTTGCGTAAGCCGCTAGAGGCGCTCACGGACCGGAAGGTCCAGAAGGTGTTGATGCAGAAGTCGGCCCAGATCGGGTGGACCGACGGCGTGATCAACAACTACCTCGGGTACACCATCGACGTCGACCCGGCGCCGATGATCGTGATGTTCCCGCGGGACAAGACGGGCAAGGACTTCAACAGCGAGAAGTTCGAGCCGATGGTCGAGGCGACGCGATCGCTGCAGTCGAAGATCGTGCTGAAGAGCCGCGACAAGTCGAACCGGGTGGACACGAAGACGTTCCCCGGCGGCTTCATCAAGCTGGTGGGCTCGAACAGCACCGGCGGCGTGAAGAGCACGAACGCCAAGCGCCTGATCGTCGAGGAGCCCGACGACTGCAACGTGAACCTGAAGGGGCAGGGCGATTCGATCGCGCTGCTCGAGGAGCGCGGCAAGACCTACCAGGACAAGAAGGTGCTGGTGGGCGGCACGCCGACGATCGAGGGCCTCTCGGCGATCGCGCTCGCGATGGAGGCCTCCGACAAGGAGCAGTGGCACGTGCCCTGCCACGAGTGCGGCGAAGCGGCGCCGCTCGAGTGGGAGAACGTGACCTGGCTGCACGACCAGGCGCGATCGCACCCGGTGTACGGCACCGCGCTGCCGGAGACGGCGCGCTACCGCTGCCCGGGCTGCGGGGTGCTGTGGACGGATGCGGAGCGCATCCGCAACGCGCGCCGCGGCCACTGGGTGGCCACCGCGGAGTTCCGCGGGGTGATGGGCTTCTACATCAACGAGCTCGTGTCGGGCTTCCCGCAGAGCACGCTGCCGAAGCTGGTCGAGAAGCTGCTGCAGGCCGAGGCGGATGCGCGCGCCGGTGACGTGGGCGGGCTCATCAACTTCTGGAACAGCACGCTGGGCAAGCCCTGGGCGTACAAGAACGACGTGCCGGACGAGGACGCGCTCGCCGCGCGCGCCGAGGGCTACGAGGAGTTCACCGTGCCCGCCGGCGGTCTGCTGGTGACGGTGGGCGTGGACGTGCAGCACGACCGCCTGGCGGTGGTGATCGCGGCCTGGGGCCGCGGCGAGGAGTGCTGGATCCTGTACTGGGGCGAGCTCTACGGCCGGCCGATCGACAAGGCCGACCCGGTCTGGGCCGAGCTCGACGCGCTGACGCTCGACCGGACCTTCGCGCACGTGAACGGCGGCGAGCTGGGCGTGAGCGCGATGTCGATCGACTCCGGCGACGGCAACACCGCGGACGCGGTGTATCACTACGCGCGCGCGCGCCGGCGGCGCGGCGTGATGGCCACCAAGGGCTCGAGCACGGACACCGCGGAGATCTTCCGCAAGCCGGCAGAGCGGTCGATCGACATCACCGCCACCCAGAAGGCCGCCAAGTACGGGCTGAAGCCGTACATCGTCGGCGTCTCGCGGGCGAAGGACCTGGTGCTCGGCGCCGATGGCGGCGGGCGCCTGCAGCTTCGCGAGAGCGGCCCCGGGCGCATGCACTGGTACCAGGGCATCCGGCGCGACTTCTTCGAGCAGCTCACCGCCGAGGTCAAGGCGCCGGCCCGCGGCGGGCCGCGCGGCAAGAAAGTGTGGCAGCGCAAGGCCGGCCGGCGGAATGAAGCGCTGGACTGCACGATCCTCGCGCTGCACGCCGCGCGCTCGCAGCGCACCGACATCAAGAGCGAGGCGCAGTGGCAGGCGCTGGAGAGCGCGATCACGCAGGCCACGCTGTTCGATCGCCCCGCGGGCGCCGAGCCGGAAGCCGTGGCGCCGCAGCCCGAGGCCGCGGAGCAGCCGCGCCGCTGGATGCCGCGCCGCGGCGGGTTCGTCAACGGCTGGCGCTGAGGTTGCAAACGTCTGCACGTCCCAGCCGGCTCGGCCGGCGCGTCTAGAACCGTTCACTCGCCGGCCGCCCGGCCGACTCAGGAGGTGTCATGAGCACCAAGCAACCGCGCCACGTGGCGCTGATCGACCTTGCCGACTACCCGCGTGCGGAGTACGCCGCGTACTGGGAGATCTTCGTCGAGGAGACCGACGCCGCCGGCGACGGGTACGACTGGCGCGCCCGGCTCTACGCCTACGAGGGCGACGGCCAGGTGCTTGCCGAGCACGCCGGCCGCGCGGCCACGCGTGACGAGGCCGACACCGCCGCGCAGACCTGGGTGATCGAGCAGATGAAGGCGCACAAGCGCCCGGAACCGGATGGGTCGCTACTCAAGAAGCCCACTCCGCCGGCAAACCCGCAGGCCGGCTACGCGCTCACGCTCGGCCCGCTGGACATGGTGCGAGAGCTCTTCGAGCGCCTGTTCGGCTGGCTGTTCGCGCTCGCGTTCTCGACCACGGTGCGCAACAACCGGCTCAACGCCGTGCGCGACGCGGTCGACGGCGGTGCCGGCGCCGGGCTGCTGCGGATCTACGACGGCTCGCGGCCGGCGACCGGCGGCGCGGCGACGACGCTGCTCGCCGAGCTGACGTTCTCCGATCCGTGCGCGCCGGCGGCGTCCTCGGGCTCGGCCACCTGGAACAGCATCACGCAAGACTCCTCGGCCAACGCGACGGGCACCGCGACCTGGTTCCGCTGCGTCGACTCGACGGCGACGTTCGTGATGGACGGCAACGTCGGCACCTCCGGCAGCGACCTCAACCTCAACACCACGTCGATCACCAGTGGCGTGGCGGTGTCGGTCACCAGCTTCGCCCTCACCGACGGGAACGCCTGAGATGCGCGCCGCGACTCGCATGGCGCTGCTGATGATCCTCAGCGCGCTCGCCCTGGCGCTCGCGCTGCCTGCGCTCGCGCAGCAGCTCGTCGCCGATCCGTACCCGGCCGCCGGAGCGCCGGACGCCTGCGCGGTCGCGGTGAGCGCCGGCCCGGTGAGCGTGCCCAACATTGCCTGCACGCTGCCCGCGGTGAGCGGCGGCGTGCGGCCGACGTGCCCGCTCGCCTCGCTCACCACCTTCGGCACGTACACGCTGGTGCTCACCTGCACGCGCGCCGGCGGCGTGGCCAACGGCACCGACAGCGGCACGTACACGACGCCCGGGAGCGCGTCGAGCCGCCCTTTCGCGTACTCCTACGCCGTGGCGCCTGTCGCGCAGCCAGCGGTGCGCCTCGCGCCGTAGTGTGCCGTGACTTCTACGAGCCGCGCTGAGGGGCCATGCCTGCGCGCCGCCTGATGCGCGTGCAGGCGCCGCTTGTGCCGGCGCCTGAGAGCATGTGGCCGCTCTCGATCCATTCGAGCGGGCGCTATCTCATCGACGCGCAGGGCGCGCCGTTCTTCTTTCTCGGATGCGCTGGCTGGTCCTCGGGCAGCAACCTGACCGCGAGCGAGATTGGCACGTACCTCGATGACCGTGCGGCGAAGGGATTCACCGCGATCATGGTGGAGGCGATCAGCCGCGAGTACACGGATCAGACGCCGGCGTATCGCAACGCCAACGGCGACGACCCGTTCAATCCGATGACCGACTTCGCGTCGCCGGTCACCGCGTACTGGGACCACATCACCTACCTGGTGGACCAGGCCAAGGCGCGCGACCTGCTGGTGGTCATGAACCCGTGCCTGTTCGGCTTCGGCGGCGGCGGGCAGGGGTGGTACACGGAAATGAACGCCGAGAGCGACGCGGACCTGTACGCCTACGGGCAATATCTCGGCAACCGTTTCGATCAGGACAACATTCTGTGGTTCTGGCTGGGCGATTACGACGGCGACAGCACGTCGCGCACAAAGCAGAAGCAGATATACCTCGGCATCGAGAGCGTCAGAACAACTGCGCTGCATAGCGGCCATCCGGCACCGGACAAGCTGCTGACCGACGTGATCAGCACGACTTTCTTCTCGCGCCTCGTCAACTGGATTTACTGCTATCAGGGCAACGTCGAGTGGGTGTGGGAAATGACCGCTCGGGCCTACGCGCTCGATCCGCCGATCCCCGGCGTGTTGATGGAGGGCAACTACGAGAACGAAAGCGGCAGCGCGGCGACCTATCGCCAGCTCACCTATCAGTCGATGTTGTCCGGGGCCTGCGGGGCGTTCTTCGGCAACAACCCCGTCTGGAAGTTCGCCACCGGGTGGGAGACCGCGCTCGGCTCGACGGGTGCGGTCGAACAGAGCTACGCAGCCGCGCTGTTCACCGCCTTCCAGTGGTGGAAGCTCGTTCCCAAGCCCGACGCCACACTGGTCACGAGCAGCCTCGGCAGCGGCGCGACGCGCATCTGCCCCGCGCTCGCGAGCGACGGGACCTTCGCGCTGATCTACGTGGGATCGAGCACGACCGTCACCATAGACAAGTCGGAGTTCACACCCGGCAACATCCGCATCCGGCTCTACGATCCCACGGCCGGGACCTACAGCACGCATACCGCGAGTACCGCCAACACCGGCACCATCGACGTGGCCACCGGCGGCGAGCGCATCATCGTGGTGGATGCGGCATGACGGTCGCAGTTCACGCAGCTGCGTCAAGCGGCACCGGCGACCTCAACAGCCACAACACGGCGAGCTTCACGCCGGCCGCCAACAGCCGGCTCTACGCGGCCTGCCTGATCATGCGGGCCAACCACGCGAGCACGCCGACGTGGGCCGCGCCGGGTGGCGGCCTGACGTGGACGCCCCACGCGGAGTCGTCCTTCTACAGCTTCGAGGGCGACGCCAATTACGCGCTCCAGGTCAAGACGTGGCATGCAGACATCGGCGGCGCGCCGTCGAGCATTTCGCTCACCTTCGACCCGGCCACGTCGGGCGGCGCCGAGTATGCGGCCTGGGTCGTGTGGTCGCAGACCAACGACGAGTTCGACACCGGCTCTCCCTACCCGCAGGCGGCGGTCACCAATGGAGCGGACGTCAACCCGTCGAGCGGATCGGCCAGCGGCACGCTGACGCTCGGCAGCGCGCCGGCGTCCGCGTCCAAGTGCTTTGCGGTGTTCGCGGTCGGAGACAACACCGGTGGCGGGCCGTCCACCCCGTCGGGTTGGACGCTGGTCAACACGTTGATGACCGACGCCTACGTCAACGTCAACCTGTACAGCCGCACGGGCTCGACTGCCACCGATGCGCAATCTACCGACCTCGGCAGCGATGTAGGCGCGTGGGCCGGCGTGATCTTCGAGGTGGCCGAGCCGGGCGGCGGCCCCGCCACCGAAACCGACCAGGAGGGCTACCGCTACCGCAACGACGACGGCAGCGAGACCACCGCGACGTGGCGCGAGGTGCAGGACACCAACACCTACGTCGACGCGGAGGAGGTGTTTCGCGCACGGTTCCTGATCGACCAGGCCAACGGCCCGGCCAACATCACGCCGCGGCTGGAGTGGAAGCAGGGCGGTGGAAGCTGGGCCGCGGTGCCGGTGGGCGCGACGGTGCCGGAGGTGTACGACACGATCACGTTCGGTGCCATCGGCACGGGCGCGAACGGCAGCACCACGGTCGCGCCAAGCTATCCCGCCGGCATCACGGCCGGGCAGTACCTGCTCTGCGTGGTGACCAGCGGGGCGACGAACAGCGAGACGCCGAGCACGCCGAGCGGGTGGACGCTGCTCGCGACCGGCGCCAGCACCGACGGCAGCTTCGGCATCGATACGGGTCCTCGCCGCGTCACCGTCTTCGGCAAGGAGGCGGACGGTACCGAGTCGGGCACGCTCACGGTCTCGATCACCAACGGCAACACCTGCCGGGGCACGATCAGCCGGTTCACGAAGTCCGGCTCGGGGACCTGGGCCGTGGTGGGCGAGGGCGCCAACGATTCAACTAGCGGCACCGGCGTCTCGATGACCTTTGCGTCGATGAACTGGAACACGGGCGATGCCGTGCTGGTGGCAACCGGTCAGCGCGTGGACAGTGCAACGCAATCGTCGCAGAGCCTGACGGCGAGCGGTGTGACGTTCGGTACGCGCACCAACAAGGCGGCCACGGCGGTCACGACAGGCAACGACCACCGGCACACGGTGGACACCTTCGCGGCCATCACGGGGACCAGCAACGTCAACGCCGCGCCGACGTGGGCGTATACCGCGAGCGCGTCAGCCTCGGCCGGTGGCGTGGTGGTGCGGCTGCGTGCGTACACCGCGCCCGTGGACAACGAGGTGTATGTCGCGCCGTCGGCCAACATCACCGCCGGCGGCGAGGCGACCACCGCGCAGCTCGCCGCGCCGAGCGGCAAGACCACGAGCGATTTCACCGCTGGCCGCACGTGGGACGACGAGAACGGCAGCGATGCCATCACCTTCGGCGCGGCGGACCTCTATACCGAGGTGGAATGGGCGATCAGCACCAGCGCCGCGGCGAGCGGCACCTATGACCTCCGGGTCACCAACGCCGGCACCGTGCTCGACGCCTACCTCGCCAGCGCGAGCTTCACCATCGGCACCCCGCCGCCACCGTCCGACTTCATGCCGCTGCACCGCAAGCGGCACCAGGTCATCCACCGATAGGGCCAGATCATGCACATCCCCGGAGCCATCCCCTACGCCCTGCCGATCAGTGCCGTTGCCATCGACGCGGCTGAAGACCTCTTCTGGATCGCCGCCGCCGCGACCGCGGGCGCGCGCTCCATGGTGGGCATCGTCGGCTTCCGTCTTGGCCAGGACGCCTCCGAGTCGAGCGAGCAGCTCCCCATCGAGCTGTTCCGCACCGCGACCGACAACTCCGCCGCGGGCAGCGCGCTTACCGGCGTGACGCCGTTCTTCGGCCAGCCGTCGCAGCGTTTCACCGCGCGCTACGGCCCCATGACGGCGGCCACGCGCACCCAACCGATCTTGCGGCTGGCCGAGAACATCCTAAACGGCTGGCTGTGGACCGCCGAGACACCGGACCAGATCGTCTGGGTGGTGGGCGACACCAACACCGCGCAGCACGCGCGCGCGGCGATCGGATTCCCGACCGCGCCGGGGGCCTCCATCAACGTGAGCGGCGTGATCAACGTCATCGAGATCCGCTGGTAGGCATGCCCACGCGCCTGCTCATCCGCCGCACCAACCCGTACGCGCGCCCGCGGCCCGCGTGGCGGCGGAGCTTCGTGCCGTTTCAGGAGGCCGCGTCCGGCACGCTCTCGGTTACCTTGGCCGCCGCCACGGTGGCGGCCTCCGGGACGGTCACCGACAACGGCACGCTCTCAGTCACGCTCGCCGCGGCCACGCTTGCCGCATCGGGCAGCGTCGGCGGCGCGGTCACCGGCACCCTCGCGCAGACCCTCGCGGCCGCGACGGTCACCGCGAGCGGCGCGGCCACCGTCTCGGGGGGCCTCGCGCAAACCCTGGCGGCCGCCACGTCTGCAGTCACCGGCGTCGTCACGATCGGCGGCAGCCTGGCGCAGACACTTGCCGCCGCGACCTCCGCCGTCACCGGCGAGGTCAAGGTTTCGGGAAGCCTCGCGCAGACGCTGGCCGCCGCCGGCGTCGCGGCGAGTGGCGCGGTCACCGACCGCGGCACGCTTGCGGTCACGCTGGACGCGGCCACGAGCTCGGCGTCGGGCATCGTCGGCAACGGCGTCGCGGGCACCCTGAGCGTCACGCTGGCAGCGGCCACGCTTGCGGGCAGCGGCGCGGTGCAAGACCTGGTGACCGGGACGGTCTCCGCCACGCTCGACGCCGCCATCGCCAGCGTATCGGGCACCGTGCGCGTGAGCGGCACCGCTGCCGCCACGCTTGGCGCGGCCACGCTCGCGGCGGCGGGCTCGGTCGCCGGCGCCGTCGTCGGGTCGGTGGCCGCCACGCTCGCGGCCGCCACGGTCACCAGCGTGGGCGTGGTCACGGTGGTCGGTAACGTCAACGCCGTGGCCGCCAACGACGTCCTGACGGCCACGGGCTGGCATGGCGATGGTTCGCTGTACGGCGAGCCGGCCGCCGGCCGGAGCCTGCGAAGCGTGCCGACGCGCATCGGCGCGGCCACGGCAAGCCGGGACGACACGAGGATCGGCGCCACGCCGCTCAAGCGCGCTGGAGGAAACATCGGATGATGCTCGACCAGATCATCGCAGGCGACACGCTCGACTTCACCGACGACGCGCCGGACTACCCGGCGAGCGACGGGTGGACGCTCAAGTACCGCCTGGTGCCGGAGTTCACCGCGCCGGCGCAGACGCCGATCACGCTGACGGCGCTAACCTACGAGACCACGCGCTATCGCGTGCAGGAGTCCTCGACCAACACCGCGGCGTGGAAGTCCGGCTTCTACTCCTGGGCCCGGTGGGTGGAGAAGGCCGGCCAGCGCGTGAGCCTGGGCCAGGGGCGGCTCGAGGTGCTGCCCGATCCGGCGGCGACGGCGGCGGGGCACGACGGGCGCACGCACGCGCGCAAGGTGCTGGAGGCGATCGAGGCGGTGCTGGAAAGCCGCGCCACCAAGGATCAGGAGGAGTACTCCATCGCGGGGCGGTCGCTCCGGCGCACCTCGATCCCGGACCTGCTGGTGCTGCGCGACAAGTACAAGCTGATAGTCGCCTCCGAGGACGCCGCCGAGCGCGCCTCGCGCGGTCTGGGCAACTCCCGCAACATCCAGGTGAGGTTCGGCCGTGCTTGAAAAACTGCGCCACAGCATCGCGCGCTGGATCGCGCCGGGGCCCAAGACCGCGGTGCGGATGTACGCCGCGGCGCGCCAGTCGCGGCTGACCGCCGGCTGGAACACCGCGAACAGCAGCTCCGACAGCGAGCTCGTGTCCAGCCTCACCACGCTCCGGGCGCGCTCCCGTGCGCTGGTGCGCGATGCCGCCTACGCCAAGCGCGCCAAGGTCATCGTGGTCAACAACGTCATCGGCGCCGGCGTCGGCCTGCAGGCGCAGGTCATGAGCTCGCGCGACACGCTGCGGGAGAACGTCAACGCCGCCATCGAGGATGCGTGGGCCGCCTGGTGCCGCGGCTCCTCGTGCCACACCGGCGGCGTCATGCACTTCGCGGACCTCGAGCGGGCCGCCATGGGGCAGGTGTTCGAGGCCGGCGAGATCTTCCTGCGCAAGCACTACCGCGCCTTCGGGGACTCGCGCGTGCCCTTCGCGCTGGAGCTCATCGAGCCGGAGCGGCTGGCCGACGAGTACCAGGTCGGCGCGTCGGATCCGGGCAACACCATCCGCATGGGCGTCGAGGTGGATCGCTTCTACCGGCCGGTGGCCTACTGGATCCGCGAGCGTCACCCCGGCGAGCTGCGGGTCGGCCTGGAGCGCAGCGACCGCCTGGAGCGCGTGCCCGCCGAGCAGATCATCCACCTGCGCATCGTGGAGCGCTGGCCGCAGACCCGCGGCGAGCCGTGGCTGCACGCCGCCGTGCGCAAACTGAACGACATGGACGGCTATACCGAGGCGGAGATCGTCGCCGCGCGCGGCGCCGCCTCCTACATGGCCACCATCGAGAGCGACGAGGAGCTCGCGCCCAACGCCGAGCTGCAGACCGACGGCACCGCGCAGGTCGAGATCTCGCCCGGCCTGGTGCAGCACCTCAAGCCCGGCGAGAAGCTCAACTTCGTCGCGCCCAACCGGCCCAACACCGCGCTCGATCCCTTCATGCGCGCCATGCTGCGCGAGGTGGCCGCCGGCTGCGGCGTCAGCTACGAAAGCCTCTCGCGCGACTACTCGCAAAGCAACTACTCCTCCAGCCGGCTCGCGCTCCTGGACGACCGGGATCTGTGGCGCACGCTGCAGATGTGGTGGGTGCGCAACTTCCGCGACATCGTCCACCGGGAGTGGCTGCGGCAGGCCGTGCTCGCGCGCGCCGTGCCGGCGATCCCCGTGGAGGAGTACGCCATGGACCCGGCCAAGTTCGAGGCGGCGCGCTTCAAGCCGCGCGGCTGGAGCTGGATCGACCCCACCAAGGAGGTCGAGGCCTACAAGGAGGCGGTGCGCGCGGGGTTCATCACCGTGAGCGACGTCATCGCCACCACGGGCGCCGGCGCCGACATCGAGGACGTGCTCAAGCAGCGCCGCCGCGAGCTCGACCTCATGGCCGAGGCCGGGCTGCAGTTCGACACCGATCCGGCCGTGGCCGCGGCGGAGAACGCCGCGCCGGAACCGCCCGAGCCGGACGAGGCCGAGGCCGAGACCGAGGCCGAGGAAAGCGACGCATCCGAAGACCCGCCCCGGCGGGTCTTCTCTCTTGGAGGCAAGCGATGACCGAAACGATCAAGGTGCCCTCGCTCGCGCGCGACCTGCCGGCCGCGTCGATCGAGCTGCGGGCCGAGAAGGGCGTGACCCGGCTCACCTTCCCGGCCTCGAGCGAGCAGCCGGTGGAGCGCTGGTTCGGTGAGGAGGTGCTCTCGCACGCCAAGGGCGCGGTGCGCATGGACCGCGTGGACCGCGGCGCGCTGCCGCTGCTCTTCAACCACAACTGGGACGACCCGATCGGCATCGTGGACGGCGCGCGGCTGGAGGGCGGGCGCTTGGTGGTCGACGCGCACCTCTTCGACACCGCGCGGGCGCAGGAGGTCGGCGCGATGCTCTCCGGCGGCCTGCGCAACGTCTCGCTGGGCTACCGGCTGCACGTGGTCGAGGAGGACAAGAAGCGCAACGTCTTCACCGCCACGGACTGGGAGCCCTATGAGGTCTCGATCGTGACGGTGCCGGCGGACCCGACGGTCGGGCTCGGCCGGCAGGCCGCCGACAGCGATGGATTCGAGGTCCGGATGGTCCGGGCCGCTGAAGTGAAACCCGCGGCAGTTGCCGCTCCTACGGAGGACACCATGTCCAATGTGCAAAACGCCGCCGCGGGCGCAGTCGCGGAACCGAAGGCGACCGAGTCGCCGAAGCCCGAGAAGTTTTCGGCCACCCAGATCGAGGAGAAGCGCAAGGCCGCGATCGTCAACCTCTGCCGTGCCAACAAGATCGACGAGCGCATCGAGCGCCAGTGGATCGAGACCGGCGCCGACATGAACGAGGTCGCCGACGGCATCGTCGAGGTCCTTGCCGAGCGCGGCAAGAACAGCCGCCACGCGGTCACGCGGCTGGACCTCAGCGCGGCCGACACCAAGCGCTACAGCCTCATGCGCGCGCTGCGGGCGGCCTCCAACAAGAGCTGGGACAAGGCCGGGTTCGAGCTCGAGTGCAACAAGGAGATCAGCAACCGGCTGCACCGCCTGCCGCGCGCCGAGACCTCGTTCTTCGTGCCGCTCGACGTGCTGATGGCCGAGCTTCCCGGCCGTCGCGACATGACCGTCGCGGGCGTGTCCGGCTCGAACTACCTGGTGTCCACCGACAACCAGCCGGGCTCGTTCATCGACCTGCTGCGCAACACCTCGGTGGCGCTGCGCATGGGCATCACCCGGCTCTCCGGCCTGGTCGGGAACGTCACCATCCCGAAGATGACCGCCGGCAACTCGGCGTACTGGCTGGCCGACGAGACCACCCAGATCACCGAGAGCCAGCCGACGCTCGGCCAGCTCTCGCTCGCGCCCAAGAACGTTGCGGCGCTGACCGAGCTCTCGCACCAGCTCATGCAGCAGTCCACTCCGGACGCCGAGTCGCTGGTGCTGAGCTCCATCGCGCGCGACATCGCGCTGGCGGTGGACGTCGGTGTCCTGCGCGGGTCTGGCGCCTCGGGGCAGCCGACGGGCATCGTCAACACGGCCGGGATCGGCTCGGTCACCGGCACGTCGCTCGCCGCCGCCGGCATCCTGGAGTTCCAGGCCGACGTCGCAGCGGCCAACGCGCTGCTGCCCGGCTGCGGCTACGTGACCACGCCGGCCGTGGCCGCGCTGCTGATGGCGCGCCCGGAGCTGCCCAGCACGGGCACCGAGCGGCTGTGGCGCGGGTCGATGCTGATGGGCTCGCTGTTCGACATGCCCGCCATGAGCTCGGCGCAGATGTCCGCGGCGACGATGCTCTTCGGCTACTGGCCCGGCGTGATCCTGGCCGAGTGGGGCGTGCTGGAGCTCATGACCAACCCGTTCAGCGACTTCACCCGCGGCCTCACCGCGGTGCGGGGCTGGTACACCTGCGACGTGGGCGTCCGGTATCCGGGCGGCTTCTCCTACGCCTCGTCGATCACCTGATCCGCAGGTCATGCGAGTCAAGGTGCTGCGCGCGTTCTGCATCGCAGGCGCGCGCCAGGAGCCGGGCACGACGATCGAGCTCGCGGACCACCTGGTCCGCGAGCTCGTCGTGCTGGGCAAGGCCGAGGTGGCGGACGCTCCGGCGTCCGCTCCCGCGGGTCCGATGACCACCGACAGCGTGCCCGAGATCGTGCAGGGCAAGGTGCGCAAAGGAGCAAACCATGCTGGGTAACGAATTCAGCGCCGCGACGCCTGCCGAGGCGCTGCGAGCGACGTCCTTTTCCGCGGGCGCCAACAACGGCCCGTGGCTGCCCGTCAAGAACCTGGAGGGCATGCTCGCCTTCCTGTACAACGCGGGCGCCATCACCGGCAGCGTCGTCTTCAAGCTCCAGGACGCCACCGATGGCAGCGGCACGGGCGCGGCGGACCTCTCGCCGGCCGTGGCAAGCGCGAGCATCACCACCGCGGGAACGACCGGCATCCTGTCGGTCGAGAAGCGCAAGGTGCGCTCGCACGTCCGCCTCGTCGCCACCGTCACGACCGGCCCGGTGCTTGCCGCTGCCGTGCTGATGGCGCGCGACAAGATGTCGCCGCCGTCGGCAACCTGATGATCGAGACCGAAGAGGACCGCCGCGATTTCGCGGCGGTCCTCGGCACCGCCGCCACCTGGTCCGTCGGCCCCGCCGCGGTCAGCGTGATCATCGACAACGACCACGCCGAGGTGAGTCTCGGCCTGGCCGGGGTCAGCTCGCGCAACCCGCGCGCGCTGGCGGTCGCGGCGGACATGCCGACGGTCGCGGTGGGGCAGACCCTCACCATCGCCGGCACCGTGTACACCATCCGCGACGTGCAGCCCGACGGCACCGGCATGGTCGCGCTCGAGCTGCAGGCGCCGTAGCGCCATGGCCGACCACGTCCGCAAGCAGCTCCGGGAGGCGGTGGCCACGGCGCTCACGGGCCTGGCCACCACGGGCTCGCGCGTGTACCAGTCGCGCGTGTACCCGGTGCAGGCGGCCGAGCTGCCGTGCCTGCTGGTGTACGCGCTTTCCGAGTCGGCCACGGAGGAGACCGTGGAGGCCGACCCGACCGTGCGCCGCGACGTGGAGATCCGCGTCGAGGCGCGGGCCGCCGCCGCGGCGGACCTCGACGACACGCTCGACCAGGTCGCCAAGGAGGTCGAGACCGCGCTCGCGGCCGGCGTCACCGTCGGCGGGCAGGGCGTCGAGCTCGCCTACGAGGGCGTGGAGATCTCGCTCGCCGAAGAGGGCGACAAGCCGCACGGCGAGGCGGCGATGAACTTCCGCGCCGTGTTGTTCACCCAGTCCGGTGTGCCGGACGTTCTGACCTGAAAGGAAAGCCATCATGGCAGTGCGCAAGATCCAGGGCATGACGCTCGCGTTCGGCACGACGCTGGCCGCCAGCAAGAGCATGAGTGCCGTCAGCAACGCCAACCCCGGCGTGGCCACGCTGGAGGCCTCGCACGGCGTCATCGCCGGCGACATCATGCTGATCACCTCGGGGTGGACGCGGCTCAACAACCGCGTGATCCGCGCCGGCACGGTGGCCACGAACAACGTGAACCTCGACGGCGTGAACACCACCTCGACGAGCGACTACCCGGCCGGCGAGGGCGTGGGCAGCATCCAGGAGGTGACCGCCTGGACGACCATGACGCAGATCCGGTACGACGGGGTGCGCGGCGGCGGCGGCGGCAACTTCGAGACGGCGGACTTCACCGAGGTGGGCGACACCCGCCGGCGCAACGTGCCGACGCTCGCCCAGGCGGTGACGCTCGGGTTCGATTTCAACTGGGACGCCAACCTCGCGTGGCTCTCGACGTTGCTCGCGATCGCGCGCGCCGGCACGCTCACGCCGTTCCGCTGGGTGGTGGGCGGCGCGACGATCTACGGCGCGGGCTACCTCGGCCTGCAGGCGGAGCCCAACCCGCAGAACGGTATCCTGACCGGCTCGCTCGAGCTCGGCCTCGACGCCGACACCATCACCTACACGAGCTGATGACGCCGGCGGATCTCGCGGCGCGGGCGGCGGCGTCGCGCCAGATGGACATCGGGCCGTTCCGCGTGCAGTTGCCCGACCAGCTCACCGTGCGCCAGCGTGCGGCGCGGCTGCCCGAGGACGACGCCGATGCGTTGCGCGAGTTCGAGGAGCAGCTCCCGGTGGACTGCCTGCTCGGCTGGTCGCTGACCATCGGGGACATCGCCCCGGGCGATGCGGATGCCGCGTCCGCGCTGCCCTTCGATCTCGCGCTCTGGCCGGTCATCGCGGCGGAGCGGCGGGATCTGCGCCTCGACCTCGTCAAGGGTTTCTGGGAGGCGATGGAGGCGCGGCGCAAGCGGTTCGAGGAAGACCGAAAAAACTGAGGGCGCGCGTCGAGTTCGACCTCGCACCCGACGCGCGCGCGCTCTTCAAGATCCCGGACGAGTGCTGGGAGGAGGTCCGGCCGGCGCTGGACGCCGACCAGGCGCACGCGCTGGCGTTCTGGAACCTCATGGAAGGCTGGCACCCCGAGCGGCTGCCGGTGCTCGCCGCGGTGTACGACGCGGGCGACGTCGAGGCGCTCATCACGCGCCTGGTCGCCATCCGCGACGCGGTCAACGACGCCAAGAAGAAGCGCCATGCGAATTAGCTTACGGACCACCGGCCTGTTCGATCCGCGCGAGTTCGCGCGCTGGGAGGCGGAGAAGCGCCGCGAGCTGCGGCGCGCCGCGGTGCAGGCCTTCCGCGACGAGCTGCCGCCGTTGCGCGAGCGCCTGCGCGCCAACATGCGCACCGCGTTCGACCTGAAGCGGCAGACGTTCGCGCAGGTGATGACCTACAAGCTCTTCGCCGCGCGGCCCGACCGCCTGCCCGCGGCGCAGGTGGGCGCGCTCCGGGCGCCGTGGCTGGAGGCGCACGAGGTGGGCGCCACGGTGCGCGGCAAGGGGGCCGGGCTGCTGATCCCGCTCAACCAGCCCAAGCGGCTGGGCCGGCGCGCGTTCCAGCGCATCGTCGAGGCGCTCATGAAGCAGGGCAACGCGTTCTTCAAGCGGGTGAACGGCAAGGTGATCCTGTTCGCCGAGAACATCAAGGAGTCCGCCGCGCTCACCGCGCGCTTCCGGCGCCCGATCCGCAAGGGCCTGGGCGGCGGCCGGCTCAAGCGCTCGGCGGAGATCCCGATCGCGGTGCTCGTCCCGCAGGTGCGGCTGCGGAAGCGTCTGCGCGTGCAGCAGCTCGTCGGCGAGGCCGTGCCGCGGATCGCGGTGCGGATGCAACGCAACATGAGGCTGGGGTAGATGACCAACAACCGCGCGATCGCGTACCTCGACGCCGAGGACCAGAGCAAGGACGCGTTCGCCTCCTTCCGCGGCTCCATGCTGGACACGGAGAAGCTGACCGGCCGGCTGAAGGCCACGCTGGCCGGCCTCTTCTCGGTGACGGCGGTCACCGCCGGCGTGCGGGCCATCGTCCAGGCCGCGAGCGAGGCGGAGCAGTCCGAGGCACGCCTGGCCGCCACCCTCCGCGCGACGGGGCTCTCCGCCGGGCTCACCATCAAGGAGCTCGAGCGTCTCAACGAGCAGCTCGTCGAGCTCACGCAGTTCGACGACGAGGGCATCCGCAACGCGCAGGCCACGCTGCTCAAGTTCGGCAACATCCAGGGCGAGGTGTTCGAGCGCACGCTGCGGTCGGCGGCGGACCTCGCCGCGTTCATGGGCACGGACCTGCCCGCGGCCGCGCAGCTGCTCGGCAAGGCGATCCAGTCGCCCACGGAGGGCGTCGGCGCGCTGGAGCGCAACATCGGCAAGCTCTCCGCCGCGCAGGAGCGCGTGATCAAGGACCTGGTGGATTCCGGCCGCCAGTACGAGGCGCAGGAGGAGCTGCTCCGGATCCTGCAGGAGCGCATCGGCGGCACCGCCGAGGCCATGAACACCGGCTTCACGAAGGCGACTTCCGACGCCTCCAAGGCGTGGGGCGACTTCCTGGAGGAGCTGGGCCGCACCGACGGCGTGGGCGGCATCGCGGTGGGCGCGCTGGGCAGCATCACCGCGGCGCTCAAGGCGATACGGCAGGAGATCTCGCCGGAGCGGTACAGCGACTTCGGCATCATCATGAACGCGTTTCGCGGCCGGCTGGGCGCCGCACCCGCCGCAGCCGCCGCGGCCGGGCCGACGCCCGAGGAGCAGGCTGCCCGCGCGGCCGCGGAGCGCGCGCGTGCAGCGGCCGCCGCCGAGGCCGAGGCGGCGATGGGCGACCGCAACGCCGCCACCATCGCGAAACTGCGCGAGCAGGAGGCCAAGCGCGCGAGCGACGAGCGCCTGGCCCGCGAGAAGCGGCTGCAGGAAGAGGGCGTGCGCGGCTGGGTGCAGTACGCCGAGGCGGTGCTCGGGGAGGCGGAGCGGCTCGACCGCGAGCTCGCCAACATCGCCGATGACCGCTCCCGGCGCGAGGAGCAGGAGCGCCAGGCGGACCTGCAGCGGCAGATCGCCGCGATCGACGAGCAGGAGCGCATCGACCGCGAGGCCGGCCTCGCCGCCAACGGCGGGCGCGCGGCCGGCATGAAGGAGCTCGAGGACCAGACCCGCCGCAACAAGGACGTGGCGCGCGAGCTGGGGCTCACGTTCACCAGCGCGTTCGAGGACGCCGTGGTCGCCGGCGAGAGCCTGCGCAGCGTGCTCTCCGGCATCGCGGAGGACATCGGCCGGCTGGTGCTGCGAAAGGGCGTGACGGAGCCGGCGGCGGGCTTCCTGTCCGGCTTCCTGGACGATCTGGACCTCGGCAAGCTCTTCTCCGGCTTCTTCGCCGAGGGCGGCTTCATCCAGCCGGGCACGTTCGGGATCGTGGGCGAGCGCGGGCCGGAGATCGCCTTCGGCGGCGCGAGCGGCCAGACCATCACGCCGCTGGCGGCGGGCAACACCTACGTCATCAACGCGCCGGGCGCGGATGCCGCGGCGCTCGCGCAGGTGGAGCGCACCGTCCGCGAGCTGTACAAGGCGGTGCCGCGCATCGCGCGCGACGCGGTCGCGGGCGGCCGGGCGCGCGGCATGGAGCTCGGCTGATGGCCATCACCTTCCCGCGCGCGCTGCCCTCGGCCCATTACGCGGCCACGTTCGACTTCGGCTTTCTCGCCGGCGCAGGCGTGACGCGCTCGCCCTTCACCGGCGCGGTGCAGACGCAGGTCTGGCCGCTGCAGACGTGGCGCGTCAACGTGCGCCTCTTGCCGATGCGCGATGCCGAGGCGCGCGCGTGGATCGCCTGGCTCACCAGCCTCAACGGCCGCGAGGGCACCTTCCTCCTCGGGGACAAGCTCCGGGCGCAACCGCAGGGCGTGGCCACCGGCACGCCGCTGGTCAAGGGCGCCGCGCAGACCGGCGCCACGCTGCTCACCGACGGGTGGACCAGCGCCATCACGGGCATCCTCAAGGCGGGCGACTACATCCAGCTCGGCTCGGCCGCGTCGGCGCGTCTGCACATGGTGCTGGCCGACGTGACGAGCGACGGCAGCGGCAACGCCACGCTCGACCTCTGGCCCGCACTGCGCGAGTCGCCGGCGGACAACGCACCCATCACCGTGCGCAACACCGTGGGCGTCTTCCACATGGCGGAGAACCGCAACGGCTGGCCGGCCGAGCCGGGCGCGATCCACCGCATGGCCTTCACGGCGCAGGAGTACCTGTGAGCCGCGGCCTGACCGCCACCAACGAGTCGGCCGTCACCGCGCGCACGGTGCGCCCGCGGCTGCTGTACGAGGGCGAGTTCGGCTCCGGGTGGCTGCGGCTGTGGACGGGCATCCGCGAGCTCTCCTGGAACGGCTACACGTGGCAGGGGCGCGGTGCGCTGCTGGAGATCTCGCCGGTCTCCGAGGGCGACGACATCGTGAGCCGCGGCCTCACCGTGACCGCCGCGGCGGTGGTGGACATCCTCGCCGTGGCGCTGGGCAGCTTCCGGCAGGGGCTCACCGGGCGGCTGTACCTGGGCCTCTTCGACGCAGCGGAGCAGCTCGAGGACGAGCCGATCCTGCTCTTCGAAGGCCGCGCGGACGTCAACACCTTCGAGCGCGAGGCCGACCGCGCGCGCCTGTCCATCACCTACGAGGACGAGCTCGTGGACCTCCTGCGCCCGCGCATCCGCCGCTACACGTACGAGGACCAGCGCCTCACCGATCCGACCGACGGGTTCTTCCGCCACATCACCGCGCTGCAGGACGTGAGCATCGTGTGGGGCTCGGACCTCAACAGGGAGATCGGGGACTGATGCCGCCCGTGCGCCGGCCCGGCTGGGAGGAGCGGCTCGCCATGGTGCTCGCGCGCTACCACGACGCGCCGTATCGTCTGGGCGAGACCGATTGCGTGCGGCTCGCCTGCGAGGTGCACGACGCGCTGGTCGGCCAGCCGCTCTGGCACCTCGTCGCCGGCAGCTATGACAGCCGCGAGAGCGCGCTCGCCGTCATCGCGCGCTGGGGGCGCACCTGGTCGCAGGCGTTCACGGCGCTCTTCGGCGTGCCGCCGGTCGCGGTGGCGCACGCGCGCCGCGGCGACATCGTGACCTTCGACGGCGGCACGGACAAGCACCTGGGCGTCTGCAACGGCGCGAGCGTGTGCATCTACGTGCCCGAGGGCCTCGGCGCGGTGCCGCTCACCGACCCGCGCCTGCTCGAAGCGTGGAGGATCGGCTAGATGCCCGCCGCCAGCCTGGGCCTGGGCACGCTCATCCTCGGCTCGCTGCCGGAGATCGCTGTGACCGTCGGCACCAGCCTCGCCACCAGCCTGGTCCTGGGCGGCATCAGCCGCGCGCTCGCGCCCAAGCCCAGGCAGGGCGCCCAGCGGGCCGCCACCTGGAGCGGCCGCACCGTCACCGTCCGCCAGGCCGCCAACCCGCACCAGTGGGTGTACGGCCGCGCGCGCGTGGGCGGCACGTACGCGTGGATGCACGCGCGCGACAACGTCGGCGGCGACCGCTTCATGCACCTCGCCATCGTCTTCGCCGCGCACCAGTGCGACGCCATCGAACAGCACTGGTTCGACAACTACGTGCTCACGCTCAACGCGCTGGGCGAGGAGGTGGGCCGTTACTACGAGGCCGGCGCCGCGCCCGCGGCGGAGAACCTCTTCGTCGGCGCGGCGAGCGCCGGCGGCAAGACCTACGCCAGCCTGCGCGAGTACCTCGGCACGCAGTGGCAGGCCGACCCGACGCTGGTGCAGTTCGGCGATGGCGCGTGGACGGCGCAGGAGAAGGGCACCGGGCTCACGTACGTCGCCTACACGCTGTATGCCAACCCCGATCTCTTCCCGAACGGCATCCCGCAGATCAGCGCGGTGATCCGCGGCCGCAAGGTGTACGACCCGAGGAGCGGCACCACCGCGTGGACGGACAACGCCGCGCTGTGCGTGGCCGACTACATCCGCACCGCGATGGGCGGCACCGTCAACCAGGCGTCGTGGATCGCCGCGGCCAACGTGTGCGACGAGCTCGTGCCGCTCGCCGGCGGCGGCCACGAGAAGCGCTACACCTGCAACGGCCCCGTCACGCTCGACACGGACCCGAAGGACAACGTCGCGGCGCTGGCCAACAGCATGGCCGGGTACGCGATCAAGGTGGGCGGCGAGTGGTACCTCGAGGCCGGCGCGTACACCGCGCCCGCCGTCACCCTCACCGACGACGACCTGCGCGCGCCGGAGAAGGTCCAGGGCCGCGTGAGCCGGCGCGAGAACTTCAACGCCGTGCGCGGCACCTTTGCCGGCCCGGCCTCCAGCTACCAGCCGGACGACTTCCCGCCGGTGCGCTCGCAGGCCTTCATCGACCAGGACGCCGGCCAGGAGGTGTGGAAGGACATCGAGCTGCCCTTCACCGTCACGGCCAGCATGGCGCAGCGCATCGCCAAGATCGACCTCCTGCGCGCCCGCCAGCAGATCAGCGTTACGCTGCCGTGCAAGCTCTCCGCGATCCGCCTGCGCGCCGGCTCCACCGTGGCGCTCACCAATGCGTTCTACGGGTGGTCGGCCAAGCCGTTCCGGGTGCGCACCGTGGACCTGGTGGTGGAAGAGGACGAGGCGGGCGTGCCCATCCTGGGCGTGGACCTCGGCCTGCGCGAGATCGCCTCCGACGTGTACGACTGGGACACCTCCGAGGAGTCGCCCTACGATCCGGCGCCCGACACCGGGCTCGGCGATCCGTCGGCCGTCACGCCGCCGGGCGTGCCCGCGATGGTCGAGGACCTCGTCGAGACCTACGCCGGCGTCGTGAGCCGCGCCACGCTCACCTGGGCGCGCTCGGCCTCGGCCTTCGCCGACCAGTACCATGTCGAGTACCGGCTCACCGGCAGCACCGGCGCGTGGACGCCGCAGGCGCCGGTGCGGGCGCTGCGCCTGGAGCTGCTCGACCTCGCGCCGGGCCGGTATGACTTCCGCGTCAAGGCGGTGAGCCGGCTCGGCGTGTCGAGCGCGTACGTGAGCGTGACCGCGGATCTCGTCGGCACTTCCGGGCGGCCGATCGCCGTCACCGGCCTCACGCTGCAGGCCTTCGGCGGCGCCGCGTTCCTGCAGTGGGATCAGCACCCGGAGCTCGACGTCACCCGCGGCGGCGCGATCCTCGTGCGCCACACCGAGGCCACCGCCAGCCAGAGCTGGGAAGACACCTATTCGGTGTGCGACGCGCTCCATGGCGCGGCCTCCAGCGTGGTGCTGCCGCTCAAGGGCGGCACGTACCTCGTCAAGGCGCGCGACGCCGGCGGCCGCGAGAGCGAGTCGGCCGCCATGATCGAGACCAAGGAGGCGCTGCTCTTCGCCTTTACCACGCTTAGCACCATCACCGAGAGCCCGACCTTCCCCGGCACCAAGACCGGCGTGGCGGTGGATGCCTCAAAGCTGCAGCTCGCGGGCTCGGGCTTCTTCGACACCATCACGAGCCTCGACGCGGTGGCGGACCTCGACGCCTACGGCGGCTTCACCGGCGCGGGGACGTACGAGTTCTCCGTCGGCGCGGACCTCACCACGGTCAAGCGCGTGCGCATCGTCACCACGCTGACCGTCACCGCGGCACAGATCACCGACAAGGTCGACAGCCGCACCGGCACCGTCGACGACTGGCTCGATTGGGACGGCCCCGACGCCGGCAGCGCCGTCGACGTGGTGATCGAAGTGCGCGAGACCGACGACGACCCGGCCGGCTCGCCGACCTGGAGCGACTGGAAGCGCCTGGTCGCCGCTGAATACCAGGCGCGGGGCTTTCAGTTCCGCGCACGGCTCTACTCCAACGATCCCGCCTACACGCCGCAGGTCTCGGCGCTGGGCGTCACCATCAAAGAGGTCACCTGATGCGAAGAGTCGCCCTGCTCGACGATCGCGACGTGTTCATCGGCATGGACGCCGTCGACGACACCCAGCTCACCGACCGGCACCTGCCGCAGATCTCCGAGTGCGACCTCGCGCCCGGCGCGTACCGCTGGGATGCGGCGCGCGGGACCTTCCTGCCGCTGCCCCGCGACAGCGCCGGCCGGCCGGCGGACGTGCCGAGCATCGAGGAGGCGCTCTTCGAGCTGCTCGACGTCGCGCCCAAGGTCCTGCGGTTCAACCTCACCCCGCGACTGCAGAAGTGGGTCGACTGGTACGCCAAGCGCCTGCGGAGATAAGCCATGAGCCAGCACGACTACTCGATCGCCAACGACACCGGCGCCAACGTCCGCGCCGACCTCAACAACCTCGCCGCGGCGGCCGCCACCAACAACGCGGGCAGCTCCGCGCCGAGCACCACCTACGCCCACATGTGGTGGGCGGACGAGACCAACGGCGTCCTCAAGCAGCGCAACGCCGCCAACACCAACTGGATCATCCGCGCGCCGCTCGCCGCCACGCTGGTGGAGACCAAGTCCTCGGCGTACACGCTCGCGGTCTCCGACTACGGCCGCACGCTGCTGCTCTCCGGCACGTGGACGCTCTCGGTCACGGCGGTGGCCACGCTCGCCGACGGCTGGCACGTCGAGCTCGTCAACACCGGCACCGGCGTCGTCACCATCGACCCCAACGCGTCGGAGACCATCGACGGCGCCACCACCATGGTCCTCACGCCGGGCGAGCGCTGCCGCATCCGCTGCTCGGGCTCGGCGCTCTACAGCGCCAGCAAGAACGCCGTGCGGCGGTTCTTCGCCGACAAGAACGCCACCGACCAGACCACCGTCTCGACCGCGACCAAGGTCACGTTCGGCACCGAGCGCTACGACCGCGGCGGCATCTACGACGCCGCCAACTCGCAGATCACCGGCGTGGAGGGCCGCTTGAGCGGCGCGGCGGCGATCTTCTACTCGGCCGGCATCGTCGACCAGGTGCAGTTCGGCCTCGCCCTATGGAAGAACGGCACCCTGCACCGTCAGCTCGCTGTGGTGACGGCGAGTGGCACCGGCACGCTGGTGGTCTCGGGAACCTTTCAGGAAGAGTCGGTGGCGTCCGATACCTGGGAGATCCGCACCGTGTTCGGGGGCGGCGGCACTGTGACCATCGGCGGCGCCACCACGAGCAGCTATTTCTTCGCGGAGGCCGCATGATGCGCGCCCTGATCCTCGCCTTCACGCTGCTCGCCTCGTGGCCGGCCGCCGCGCAGACCTGGACCATGCAGTGGCTGCACTGCCAGCTGGTGCCAGCCTACACCTCGGTGTCGCTCGACGGCACGGGCGCGCTCAACGCCGCGTCGTTCTCCTGGCCGTACACGGTCCAGGAGGGCTACGTCTTCGGCATCACCGACGTGCAGTTCTCCAGCAAGTTCACCACCAGCTCGCGGGCGAGCTATTTCGTGCTCAACGGCGTGATGACCGTCAGCGACAACCACGGGTCGGTGCACTTTCGTACACCGTTGGCCTTCCCGCCCGGCAGCAAGCTCTCGGCCGGCCTGATCAACAACGACGACGAGCAGCAGTGGATGTGCGCCGTCGTGGTGGGCCAGCTCGTGAAGCTCCAGCCGGGCGCGCTCTGGACGCAGGTGTTCGGGCCACCGGCGCCGTTCTCCCCGCTGAAGGCGCAATGACCGTGGAGCCCACGCCCAACCCCGGAGGCGGTGCGTGAGCGCCGGCAAGTGGGACGGCCACGAGCGCCGCGCCCCCGTCGTCGTTCCCGACGATCAGATCGAGCGCATCGCCGAGCGCGCGGCGGAGAAGGCGATCGAGAAGCTCTACACCGAGCTCGGCAAGAACGTGGTGCGCAAGGCGCTGTGGGTACTCGGCGCCCTGTTGGTCGCCGCGACGATCTGGCTTGCGAAGCACGACGTGCTGAAGCCCTGAAAGGACCACCATGACCCCGACCCGCGGCGAACGCAACTGCAACCCCGGTAACCTGGAATTCGTCAGCACCTTCCGGTGGCGCGGCCAGCTCCCGCACGACCCGACCATCGAGCCGCGGTTCGCGCGCTTCGAGTCCGCCCACTACGGCCTGCGCGCGCTCGCGCGCAACCTCCTCACCTACTACCGCACGCACCGGATCGACACCGTGCGCGGCATCGTCAGCCGCTGGGCGCCCAGCGGAGAGAACGACACCGACGCCTACGTGCGCCACGTCTCCCGCTTGGTCGGCGTGGACCCGGACACGCCCATGAACGTCAGCCTGCCGGCCAGCCTCCACGCGCTGGTGCGCGCGATCGTGTTGCACGAGAACGGCCGCTGCCTCTACAGCGACGAGGACATGGCCGCTGCCGTCGCCCACGCGCTGGACAGCGAGGACCTCCCTGCCCCGACGACCGAAGCCCGCGCCGAAGACCACGACGCCCGCCGCAGTGGGGCCGCGCCGCCCACGCCCGAGCCGCCGCCCGCGCCGCCCACGCCCGAGCCGCCGCCCGCGCCGCCCAAGCCGGCCGGCAACTGGCTGGAGCAGAAGCTCACGCCGGAGGAGTACGCCGCCGCCGTCCGTTGGATGCGCGCCGAAGCCGCCCGCCTCGCCGCCACCCGCCTTCAGTCCGCCATCCGCGGCGCGAGCCGGAGCTGGACCGTGCGCCTGAATACCCTTGCGGCTGCTCTGGCGCTCGCGTGGCCGCACGTCGCGCCCTGGGTGACCTCCTACCTCGGGGCCGACGCCGTCGCGCTCCTGGTGGCCCTCTACGCGGCCTGCAACGTGGCGCTCAGGGCCAAGACAGACAAGCCGCTGGCGGATAGGTAGAGGCCATGAGCGCGCTCTCCAAGATCCTGCGCCAGGCCGAGGGCGGCATGCTGCTGTTCTGGTGCCCTGGGTGCGATGGCGCGCATCAGGTTCGCGTGCAGACGGCCGATTCGCCTCACCCGTGCTGGTCATGGGACGGCGACGCCGAACGGCCGACGTTCTCGCCCTCGATCCTGGTGCGAGGGGTCGAGATGACGGACAAGGGGCGCGCCGATTACGAGGCGTGGGCGGCGGAGGGCTTCAAGCAACCGTCGCCGGCCAGCTTCGAGTCGCGCCCGTCTGTCTGCCATTCCTTCGTGACCGACGGACAGATCGCGTTCCTCGGCGACTGCACGCACAAGCTCGCCGGGCAGATCGTTCCGCTGCCGCCGTGGGGAGACTGACATGGCCCGCTTCCTGACCCCACTCGGCATCGACCAGGTCGCGGAAGCCCACGAGACCGGCAACGGGCGCCCGCTCATGCGCCTGCACGCGCCGCTGCTGTACGAGTCCGACCTGCTCGGCTACGTCGTGACGGTGCCGGAGGGCTTCGAAACCGATCTCGCCTCGGTTCCGAGAATCCCCTTGGCCTGGTGGTTGACCGGAGGGCATGGCAACCGCGCCGCCGTCGTCCACGACTACCTGCTCGGCCGCCCCGGCCTCACCCGCCGCACCTGCGACCAGGTCTTCCGCGAGGCGCTGGTGGCCTCGGGCGCCCCGGCGTGGCGGACCTGGTTGATGTACGCGGGCGTGCGGATCGGGGCGTGGTGGAGCTAGGCCCCTGCCTCGCGCAACGGCTCGGCCAGCTCGTCCAACGCTCCGGCTCGCTCCTGCGTCAGTCGCAGGAGATCGACCCACACCCCCGCCGGCACGTCGTGCGTGCCGGCCGCCCAGCGGCGCACCGTGCGCTCCGACACACCGAGGTCGCGTGAGAGAGCGGTTTGCCAGCGCGGCCCGTAGAGGGCCTCGCCGGTTTGGTGGAGGAGGCGGCTCACCGCGCAGGCGCTACGCCGACCGATGGGCCGGTCGCGTGCTGCCAGTACACCGTGCGCTCCGGCCAGCCGCGCAGCGACTCTGCGTAGGGATACTCGACGCGGCGCATTTCGCCCGCCATACGGGCGGTCTGATGCAGCCGAGAGACGATGCCGGACTCGTCGCGGGAGTAGGCGATGTAGCGCATGGCTTAGGCTCCCAGCGCGTTGCGGCACGCGGCGATGATGCTGTCGTAGCGCGCGATGTCGGCCATGGTCTGGCGGTCGGCGTCAACCTGCTCGCGGTCGCTGGTGATGGGCTTGGCGGCGTGGGCGGCGTGCCGGGCAGCCATCTTGTCGCGCAGCAGGGTGATTGCCTGCTCGGCTTTCGCGATCTGCGACTCGGCAACGGCACTGTTTACCGTCCTGGAGGCGCCGTTGTAGGTGATGGTGACTTGCTTGCTCATTGTGGCCTCCTAGCCAGTTTGGGAGAGCCTGATTGCCCTGCCCATGTCTGTAGTGTCCTACAATGCGGACACGGTGTCAAGCGGTATTTTCGGAGGTGGTCATGACCCGCTCCCCCTCGTACAACCCCTCGTACAACCCGAAGCGCGACGGCCCCATCTTCGCCTGGATTCTCCGCGCCGCCGCCCAGGTCCGCGAGCAGCGCCGGCTGCAGCTCGGGCGCGAGTACCCGGTGCTCGTCGAGGCGCGGCGGAAGTACCTGCCGCGGCGGGAAGAGGGCTAGGCTACAGCCGGTCGGCGATCTCTTCGGCCGACTCGCGGCGGCGGCGTATCGCTTCGGCGAACCCCGCCTTCGCTTTGCTCTGCACATCCGGCCGGCTGAAGTTCGACCTACAGCCGTGCCTGTATTTCTCGACATGGTTTGCTGAGCGAGTGTCGTAGCGCAGATTCTCGACGCGGTTGTCCGCCTTTTCCCCGTTGTTGTGGCACACCTCCAAGCCCGCAGGGCACGGGCCGAAGAAAGCCTCTGCAACTAGACGGTGAACGCTTCGGGTTTGAGGCGCGCCACGGTCGTTCCGCCCGACAACGACGGTCCGATACCCGTTGCGCTGCGTCTGCTCGCTCAACACCTTGCCTTTCCGCTGCGCGGCAGACTGATTCTTCCTGGAGACCAGTCTTTCGATACTCCGCACGCGCCCAAGGCTCGACGCCTCATAACCTCGCGCCGAGGGAATCGGCTTCCATGCCTCGTCTGTCATTCAAGCCTCTTGGCTAGTTCGGTGGCGCTCTCATTGTAGTAAATGAGCAACGTCTTCAGGTCCCGCGTCCCGAGCTGGCGGGCCAGCTCCAGAACGTGCAGCTTCCGCGCGATCCGCGTGCAGGCCGTGTGCCGGCTATCGTGGAACGTGAGCCCCTCGATCCCGGCCCGCGCCCGCACCCGCCGGAACAGCGCATCCTTGCTCGCGGCACTGAGCCCGAACACCGGGTCCAGCCCCAGCGCCATCACCTCGGCCAGCAGCGCCTTGGCGCGTGGCGACAGCGCCACGTCGCGCGCGTCGCCGTTCTTCGTTCGCGGCAGGTGGACGAAAGACCGCGCCAGGTGCACGTCCTCCCGCCGCAGCGCGCTCATCTCCGCCCCGCGCATCCCCGTCTCGATCGCGAGCTCGAACGCCGCCACCGCCCGCGCCTGACCGCGCTCGAGGTCCGTGCCGGCCACCAGCCACAGCCGCGCCAGTTCCTCCGGCGTGCACACCCGCGCCCGCGGCGGGTTGCCGCGCGGACCTCGCACGGCGGTCAGCGGCGAGCCGGGCAGCCACCGCCACACCCGCGCCGCGTGCCGGAACGCCGCCGAGAGCAGCGCCCGATCCCGCAGCACCGTCTCCCCCGACACCCGCCCGAGCTGGCGGTCCTGCCACGCCTGCATCACCTCCGGCGTCAGGCGCGCAAGCGGCGTCGACCCCAGCGGGTCCTCGGCGCGGCACAGGAACGCGAGCCGCGTCCGCTCCCACGCGCCTTTCGCTTTCTTGGGGCTCTCCTCGTCGGCGTAGCGTTCCAGCAGGTCGCGCACCGTCCGGCCGTGGATCGCGAAGCCCTCGCCGGCCCGGATGCGCCGCTCCGCGTCGACCATCCACGCCACCGCCTCCGCCTTCGTCGCAAAGCTTCGCGACTTCCGCTCCCCCAGCGCCTCGGCCTCCGCGCGCCAGCGCCGCCCGCGCTTCCGCACGTTCCCCATTCTTCCAGCCTCCCCAAGTGGCGGGAAAAGTGGCGGGATTATGGCGGGGATCGCGCGTCGCCGTGTGACGTTGTGTGACTCGGCGCAGAGGGAAAGTGTCATGGTGTGTCGCCGTGTTCCCCTACGGGGGTCCCTCCGCCAGGAATCGAACAGCGCATGATGTCGTGGGGCGCGGTGGGAGGGTGGCGGGGAAGCGGCGGGGCTACGTTTCCCAATGAGTTCCCGGAATGTGTTCGAGCTCGATCTCCACGGCGCGCGAAATCTGCCGCCGCGGGTCGGCAAGCCGGGTAATGTCCACGTCGCGGATGCGCACACCTTTTACCAGCGCACCGCTCCCCACCTCAACTTGACGCAGGATCTCGGCGATCTGCTTCTGGGCTTCGTCGATCGTCATCATGATGTCGTCTCCAGGTTCTCCGCCGCCCACGCGCGCACCTCGGCGGCGATCCACAGGGGCCGCGAGCGGGTCACGCGGCCGTCAACCAGGCTGGGAAGTGTACGCGGCCGCGGGAAGCCCGGCAGCGGCTTGATGCGGCTGTTGAAGTGACGCCGCTCGCAGCGCAGGAACGCCGCGGCGTCTTCGCTGGTCCAGAGTTCGAGGGTCATTTGAACCGCTCCCGGATGGCTGCGGCGCAGCTTCGAGCGACGGTATCGGCAAAGCCGTCCTCGTAATCCTTTGCCGCCTGTGCGCACACCTTCGCGCATTCCTCGGCTGTCTCTCGGATGGCGGTGCGGTATCCGTGTTCAAACGCCGCCCATAGCGAGCCATCGACATGCTTGACATGAAGCGCCCAAGTCCGAGTGTTGGTGTATTCCTCTGACGCCTTGTATCTCTCCCATGCGAGCATCAGCGGGCTTTGGGGATCGGCGGGCTGATACGCCAACTCCCGGACGCGATCATCGGTCATGCGTGGCTCCGTCGATTGCCGCGAGGGCATCCATCACCGCCGGGGTTGCCGTCGACGAGCTTCTCGACCGCGGCCGAACCCCTCCACGTCACCTTGCCGGGCACCATGTCCAACGTGAGCTGCGGTAGACCCCCGGCGCTGTGTTGCAACGAGTAGCCGCGCACGTGTTCGAGCGGCTCGCCGTCGACGCAGACAGTGGCCCGCGGGCCGCCGGCGGCGATGTGAACGTGGCGCGGGGCGGTCATGCGACCGCTCCGGTACGGTGCAGAAATGCAGTCATGCGCTGCACTTCTGCGGGGTCGAGGTAGAGGCAGGCGTCTCCGCGGCGGAGCGCAAGGACGCCGGCTTCGGTGATGGCGATCTGTAAGTCCCGGTCGACGGCATTGGTCGCGTCACGAGTGCCGTCGACCGGGTGTGCGCTTTGCACCGTCACCGGCAGGGATCCAGCCGAGGAGCGCCGCGCGCGTGGTGCGCCACGTTTGCGGGTGCCGGTCTCCTCGGGTTTCGCGCGGGCTCGCCCCCGAGCAGGGGCCGCGCTGGGATGGGGTGGGGTTGGCGCGCGCGTGGGCGGCGGGGCCACGGGCTCCGGGGCGTCGCCCTCGTCCTCGTCGCCGTCCAGGCTGTGCATGCGTACACGCGTGCCGGCCGGGGCCAGGCGGTAGACGTAGCTCCCGCGCTGGCCGTCGCGGAGGAGCGCGCCGGCCTTGGTGAGCTCGCAGACCGCCACGGCGATCTGCTGCGGCGTCAACGCCTCGGGGACCTTGGGCAGCAAATCCACGGCGCTAAGGCCCTCGGGGTGTTTGGCCAGCGCGTCGCGCACCGCTTCTCTGATGCTCATCGGTCGGTCCTTGTCTGTTCGATCAGCCGCTCGATGCGGCGGGCCACCAGCGCGCGCAGCTCGTCGAGCGTGCCGGTGTTGGGGATGACGTCGTCGATCCAGTGCGAAGGCACGCCGGCCTCGGAGACGTGCGGCCGCGCGGTGGAGGCGCCGCGCACGACCTGCCAGATATAGCCGCCGCGCGCGCGGATGTACTGCGCCTCGTTCGCGAAGCGCACGTCGGTGATGACGACGCGCGAGAGGTCCATGCCGAGGGCCTGGTACATGCGCAGGCGCCGGTCGAGGACGAGGATCCAGAGGTCGCGGTGGACGCGGTCGCGGCCCCAGGCGGTGCCGAGCTCCTGCAGCAGCTCGCGCGGGCTCTTGTTGAGCCAGTCGATGGGCGCCTCCTTGCGATCGCGCCGCTCGAGCTCCTCCTGGTCGATGTCGAGCATGGCGGCCAGGCCGGCGTAGATGGGCTCGGCGAACGACATGGCCTCGAAGCCGTGCTCGGTGACGAGGATCTCGGCCAGCGTGCTCTTGCCGGCGCCGGCGAGGCCGGTGAGTGAGACGAGGGTCACAGCTTTGCCCCTCTGCTGCGATTGCAGCGGCGATGCACCAGGCGCAGGTTCTTCACGGAGTCCGACCCGCCGAGGCTGCGAGGCACAACGTGGTCGATCTCGCTGTCGGGGTCGAGGGCGGCGCTGCAAATCGGGCAGCGAAACCGTTGAGCGCGGGCCATGAGGTATAGCGTCCGGTCGTCAAGCGCCGGGCGCTTGGCAGCGCACGGTCTCGGGGTCTTGGCCATTGGCTTCCGCTCGCTCCACGATGACGTCGAGCACGCGGGCCTGCTCCGTGTACTGCTCGGCGGCATGGGTTTTTTCCTCGCCGGCCTGGATCAGCCGCTCGCCTTCGTCGCGCAGGTCCTCGCCGCGCGCGCGCATGTAGTCGCGCAGCGTCAGCGCGCCGACGGAATAGGCGTCGGTCGGTTTGCCGTCGACGATGATCACGCGCGGCACGCGCACGGCCGGCAGGTCATGGAACAGGTCTCCCATCGCGCGCCAGTCGACAAAGTCCCGCGGCGACTTCGGGTTGGTGATCTTCTCGATCATCTTCTGGATGGTGTTCAGCGCGGCGAGCGTCAGCACGTCGCTCATGGCGAGGCCGGGGAAGCGCGCGCGCAGCGTCTCCTGCAGCACGGCGTCGCTGTTCAGCGCGGTGCCGGTGCGGAAGGTCTTGCGGAAGTCCTTCTCCAGCGACTCGAAGTCGGCGGAGATGTGGGGTTCGGTTTTCATTGCGTACCTTCGATGTGATGGGACAAGAACTCGGCAACCGTCAGCCAACGTTGTCGCGCGGTGCGACAAAGCTCTGGCGGCATGGGTGGTGGTGACGTCGTGCGCAGTTCGGCGATCGTCTCGGTGAGCTTGCCGAGGCGATAGTCGAAGTCCGCCCAGGCGCGCTTGGCAGCGAGCGCGCGTTCGACGTCCTCGGGGGTGCTCGCGCGCTGCGCGTCCACCATCGCGCGGGCCTTGCCGAGATCGTCGAGCGCCTCGGCGACGCGCAACATGTGCGCCGTGGTGACTTCTCCGGTCTGCGCCTTCGCGGTCGCGACCGCCGTCTCGAAGTGCTCGTCGGGCATGGCGGCAAGCTTCTGCCAGCGGGAGGATTGGTCGCGGGTGATGTTGAGGTCGTCGAGTCCAATCGTCGAAGCCTGCGACAATTGCGGGTTGCCAGCGCCACGACGCTCCCCCCGCTCCGCCGTCACGCGCAGCATCTCGCCCGCGCGGCGTTCGGC